CTTCATACGGCTTTTGAAGTCCGTATTTTCACCGATGATCGGTTTTTTAGATTCAGTAGAAGCTACTGGTTTAGAAGCTTTAGAAACGCGCTTAGCTGACTCATTAACAGGCTTACGTGCAATAGATTCAGCGAAAGTTGTAAAAACAAGTTTAACTTCGCGTACGTTAGCAGCTCTGTCAAATTGTTCGATAACTTTCATCTTTTGCTCTTCAGATACATTTCTGCTTCTGAATAACTTGTTAGTATAAAGTAGCTTTGCGTTAAGAAGATTAACTTCAGAAAGCTTATCTTTCAGATACTGTACTGTTTGTCTGTACTCATCGAGTTCAGCAGCAGGTACCATAGCTTCTTCAGCTTTTTCTTCTTCTTCCTCTTCTTCATCTTCCTCAGTTAGAGCTTTGATGATCTCATCAAGATCGATTTCTTCATCCATGTCTTCATCTTCGTCTTCCATTTCTTCAGAAACAGACTCATCTTTCTCGTCTTCTTCTTCTCCGTGGTAGCCTTCTTCTTTATGATCTTCATCTTCGTCAGCCATTTCGGCCTCTAACTGCTTAAGGACTTCGCCAATGTCGTCGTCTTCGTCATCTTCAGGTGCTTCGTCTTCCATTTCAGACTCTTCGTCTTCCATTTCTTCATCATGCATACCTTCGTCTTCCATTTCTTCGTCATTGTATACTTCGTCCTTCTTCTCTTCATCCTCGTCTTCCATAGTTTCTTCTACAGCTTCCTCATTCGTTTCCTCTACGGACTCGTCCTTAGATTCTTCGTCTTCGTCTTCCATAGCTTCTTCTACTTCGACACTCTCATCGTGTGATTCCTCATCTTCGCCTTCTGTTTCAGCTTGTAGCTTTTTAGAAAGCATTGATTTCAGATGTGGAGTAAAGGCCTCTTCGAGTGCTAGTTTAGCATTTGCTAACGCAGTTTCGCGTACTGCTTTTGCATCAGCAATTGCATCTTGCAATAATTTATCCATTTGGATTCTCCTTTAAGAGGTTTTACATTGTATAGTTATTGGGAACTATAATCAGGTTCGATTAATTAGGAACACCTAACGAATGTAGGTGCATTAGATTTAGATATAAATATACTAGATATATTTTAAAGTAACGCTTTTTTTGAACGTATTTGTGCCCTTAATCTACCCTTAGCTCTTCTGTCTCTTTTTATTGCTGAGGGTTTTACATAGAACTGACGTTCTTGTAATTCATGTAGTATACCTGAATCTTTTACTTTCTTTTTAAATTTTCTAAGTGCAAACTCTATCTTGTTGTTTATAACCTTAACTTCTATAGCCATTTAGTCCTCTTTTTGTATCTCTTTAATTTCAAAATAACGATTTAATATTCCGCCCATATCTTCATATAAAGCTGCCATCCTGTCTTGCATTGCTTGTGCTTCATTAGCAATTTTATTAAATTGGCCTGCCTGTTTTTTAAGATCAGTCATATTTCTCTGAACTGTAACTCTATCAAACCAATCTTCTGTTTCAGAAACAACATGTTTTTGTGCTGCTGCTGCGATTTCACTAAACTTTTTAGCTACTTCAGCAAGATTATGCTTTTTGTATATTGACGGACCATATGAAGAAAACTCATTGACACTACTTATAAGATCTTCTCTATTCATAAGCTTATCGTCTTGTTCTTTTGCTACTAACTCTTTGGCAATTTTAAGAAGGGAAGCATTGTCTTGTTCAACAACTTTGCTTTCTAACTTATGAATTGGTGATAAACCTACGAATCCACCTAGTTCTTCTTTTATAATGTCTTTTAGCTTCATATTATTTTCCTGTTAAAATATTTCTTATTGATGTCTCTACTTTTGTCCACTTACGATCAACTTTTTGAACTGATTCATTAACTGGACTTAGAAAAGCGCCGTGTGTTGAAGGGTTTGATACGAAATCGAATGCTATTAATTCAAAGTCGCCTTGTACTTCATCACCTGCAGATTCTTGTTTTATTGATCCTAAGCCTCTAGAGCTTATACCTAATTTGATTCCGCCTTTAAATAATTCTTTTAAAATGTTTCCTGCTGGTGTGGATAAGACTTCAACAGTTCCTACTAAATCATTTCCTGACCAATGCATTTCTAATACATTATGTGATACATTTTGTAAATTAACTACTGATGAGTCTGGATGATCTAATTCACCCATAGCTCTTCGTTCTTTTATAAACTCAGATGTGTATTTTTTAGCCTCTCTTACGAGTATTTCTCTTGGGTAAACTCTACCATTTTGATTTTTAGCTTCTGCTCTTTGTAATACACCCTTCACAACAAGCTTGCCATTAGTATTTATAGACTCTTGAATCTTCTCTCTTGATATATCAAAAGGAATTGTGTTGACTAATAATTGTTTTTCCATTATACCATGTCCTTTACTCTTGCTGAAAGTCTTAAAAGTTTTTCTGATATTTTACCAAGAGCGTTTTTTGTTCGTTTCATATAGCTATCAGACTCAAATCTCATTTCGTTTTTAAGTTTAACATTATATTTTACTGCTCTTTCTAGCATTGTTATACCATCTCTTATTTCTGTCATAGACTTTGCTAATTTTTGCTTTGTTGACATAGAGTCATCATTTCTCCATGCGTAGTAATTTTCTTTTACAATTGACATACCATCTGATAATTTTAATTCGTCTTCATCTTTATCGTCATCTTTTGGATTTTTAAATGCGTAAGGTGTTTTTGGCTGTCCTGCACCTCCATCAATTCCACCTGTAACACTGGCTTCTGCTAGTTCTTTTTTAATAAGCTCTCTTATAAACTCTCTTAGCTTATCTAGTTGCATTCTTTACATCCTCTAATAACTGATAAAATCTCATCAGCTTTAGTACATTTACAGTTGATTCTGTATTTTTAAATTTTGTTTTGTTAACTAAATTAATACATTCTTTAATTTTTATCTTAATGACTTTATCTTCTATTTTTGGAAGCTGCTTTTTAAGATTAAAAGATATGTCTTTAAATCTGCCCTCTAAAAAGTCGCTAAGGCCTGATGTGCTGGTAATATTATTTATGTATTCTCTTAGTACATCTTTTTGCTCTTTATTAAGAGACTTATATTTGTTGTTAAATTTTTCTACAAGAATCTTATATGTTATATGTCTTAAGTCTTTATTTTCTTTTCTAAGAGACTGAAGTATTTCTGATTCTTTACTCTCTGATTTCCTTGTCATATACTCTAAAAGTGTAAAGTGGCTTTTAGAACTTACAACTGGATTTTCATAATTTTCAGATATAACGTTATGTATAGCTGCAAGAAGTCGATAATTAGTTACTCTAGACTTGAAAAAATCTTCTAAATTAAAATTTTCTTTTATACTTTTTATTAAGTTATACTTTTCTATTTTAATATTTTTTAAATTAATAACTTTTGAATATGCTTTTTGTGTTGTCTCTACAAGATGAGTTGCTTTATTTTCGTCTTTGAACTTAGACTCAAGTATAACATTAAAAAGCTGGTTCTCTTTAAAAAGTTGTGATTTCTTATTAAAATGCTTTTTTAGTATTGCTGATGCTTTAGAACTGCTTTCATTATTTAAAATGTCAGTAGTAATTTGCCTTGTCAGCAATTCAAATAAAAGCCCTGTATTTCTGTATTTAGAATGCTTCATTTAAACCCTTAGCTAAGTTATCGTCTATAAATATAAAGTTATTTGTTTTTGCCATTATTTTTATTCTCCAGCTTATCTTCAATTTTTTCTACCTCATTAAGCATTTTCTTCTCTTTGTTTTCAAAATCTTTTTTGATTCTGTCAAAGTGTGCTAACGCTAGTGGGCTTTTTCTATGATTATGGCCTATGCTAGGTGTATTGTCTTTTTTTGTTGAATGAGCATAATCATACTTACCCAACACATCTCTTACACCATAAGTTTCTCTGTCTTCAACGTCTCTGCTAGATACTCTTTTCTCATCTTCTTTTTTCTTCTCTTTTTTTCTAGGAGAACTATCCATTTGGTCTGACTGTGGTGGGTTTGCAGGATCAGATCCTTCATTTTCTATTGTTGAAAGTCTAAATTCTTGCTTCTTATCTTCAATTACTTCTTTTTGTATTTTTGAAATATCCTCTGCAGTAAAGTTAAATACATTATCATATATCCATTGCTTAGATACTAGTGCTTCTGCTTTCATATCTCTGGCAATAGTATTTTTCTTTTCCCATAGTTCTAGTCTTTCTTGCTCATATATTGTAGAAGGATTTGTTAGGTTCAAATCAAAATCAACTAATGCGGCATCTGTATATCCCTGAGAATATAAATGAGCTACTGCTATTTTAGTTAGCTCACTGATAACTATTCTCTGGACTCTTTCTATTGTTCTTGCAAAACGAACATCTTCTGCAGCAAGTGTTGCTTTTGACCCTATTCCTTCTTCATATCCTAAGAAAGCTTTTGGTATTTTTAATGCAGCTAGCATTCTATTTCTTAAGTACTCAATATCTTCAACAGCTTCATAAGTCAAGCCAGGTAGTGATTCAATTTGAGTTCCGCTATCACCACCACGAACTGGTAGATAAAAGTCTTCAGTAATGTTTTGCATATTATACTTTAAATTATACTGACCTGTTTGTTCGTCTACAACAGGAGCTTTTTTCATCTTGTCCATAATACGCTTCATGTAGCTGTCTACTTCACTTGGTGGTAAGTTACCAATATCAATCTTAAAAATTCTTTTTTCCGGTGCTCTCATAATTCTATGAATCAACATAGCATCTTCCATAAGACTTAATTGTTTCCAAACTTTTCTACCCCCTTCGATCATAGACTTTCCGTAAGGTATATAGTTCGAATCTGATAACATTCTAAAGTGTGCTATTTCAAAATTTTCAAATTCTGTTCTGGATTTTCTTCCGCCGCCACCTGATGGGTCTGATGCATCCATTACAAATTTTACGGCGTGTGGGTTTTCAGGATCATATCCTTCTATCCTTGCCATATCATAAGGTGAAAATGGCGCAACATTAATAATTCCATATTTTTCTTTTATTTCTAAATGTAAGAAAAAGTCACCATACTTTACAAGATTTCTTATCCACGGCCATAAATTAAACTCTATATTAAGAATATCATAAAATAAGTTATGTAATATTTCGTGTATCTGTGAGTTATTAGACTGTATTTCTAAAACATTGCCATACTCAGATTTCATTGTTGATTCATCTGCGTATACGTCTAATGCTGATGATATTATAGAATCATCATCCATTGCTTCATAGTCTCTAAATAATGCCAGTCTTTGTGATTTTGCTAGCTCACCTGCAAATTGCATGTAGCCACCAGATCCTTGTGTTGAAAACATCCTCTGGTATCTATCCATTAAAGATTTAGAGCCAGCCTGAATTTCATCAGTGTCTATAACTCTTAGCTTTTTTCCACCTATGTTTCTTACTATAACATTTGATGAAAATAAGCGTTGTATTCTATCGTAAAATGTATCTTGTTTTGCCATATTATATTAACCAAGTTAGTGATTCTTTTTTGTCTCCTACATGTTGCTTCCAACCGTAGTCTTCTTCTTCCTCTACGGTATAGACACCTGAATTTGCATCTACGCCTTTTATTGCTTCTCTTTGTAGAGCAATATTTTCTGCATGTAGTTTTAGTGCGGTTTCTCTTATCCAAAGTCCTATTGCCATACTCATAACCAAATCATCGTTGTATCCTTTAAGAGCTTCCGCTTTCCCATTATTAAATATAAAAACAAATAATTCCTCTACCAATCTTATTGAGTTAATTTTAATTGACTTCTCTCTAATAAATTGTGCCAGCTTTTCAATTATTAGAGGCCTGCTTTTCATACTTGTTGTAAATCCCGGCACCATATACTTGTTTTCATTTCTATATTTGTTTGTATGTTGCTTATTTGCGTCAACATACTTTAAATCTTTTTTCATCCAAAATAAATTTTTATAGTCTCTATCTATAAGTGACTGTAAAACTGCCCAACCTACATTGTTATTTTCAACAACCAGTAAAGCATCATTATATTCTGTGGCTACAGACATTAATATACTTGCATATCTTGTAGTATCTTCTTTTCCTTTATATTCTGCAACCTGCTCTAGTGTTTCTAAATCTAGTATGTGGAATGCAGAATAGTCTGCTCCATCACCACGAGCAACATCAGCAGACATTAAATATTTTTTACTAGGCTCTGGATGTTTCCATATCCACATATTTCCACCGTATCTATCTTCTGTATATTTTGTTACAAAATTGTCTTGATACTCTTTTAAGATAGGGCCAGGTATTACAGTTTGTCCAGAGCTTATGAAGTCACAGTCACATTCTTGTGCTGCCATGTCTGGTCCTAATAGCGCATTTTGATCATCTCTCCACTGCTGCCCTCTATTAGGATGTACTGTCCAGTGTAGCCTAATAAAGTTAAAATTATTTTCACCTGTTTCTGCAGAAGACCATGTCTTGTGAAACCAGTTTCCCATTCCGTTAGGTGTTGACAATGCAATGCACTTACCACCTGTTGCTAATGTTTGTTGAGCTGCACCCCATATCTCATCAATATTCTTAATAAATGCAGCCTCATCAATTATTAGTAGAGACAGTGCTTCAGATCTACCTGCTTCACCTGTTGATGATATTGCCTTTATTTGTGATCCGTTCTTATATCTTAAAGATAATTTGTTGTCTTCTACACAACCCTGTTTTAACCAATTAGGTAATTCTTTGTGCATTACTCTTACTTTAGTTACAAGATTTTTTGCAACTTCTTGTTTTGTAGCAATTACTAATATGTTTTTGTCTAAATGAAAATTCATTAACCATAGAGAGTAGCCAGCACTTAATGTAGATATACCTAGCTGTCTCGCTTTTAAGATAATATTATAATCGTGGTCTTTTAAAGCCCCTAATGTCTTTTCTTGAAATGGATACAAGTTAAATTTCATTTTTCCTTTGACAGGATGCTGAATATAACAGTACTCCTTCATGAAGTATATTGGATCAAGAGCACATTTTACATACTCTTGTTTTATTCCGTCTCTAATTTTCTTCGAGTTCTTCATCTAATTTCTTGATTGTCTTGTTGACATTTGTAAGCGCAGCATCTAATGATACTAATGCTTCTTCTGCTTCTTTCTTTATTTTGCTATCTAATTCATATTTTTCAACGTGAACAAATCCTGTATCTACATTGACAGGTTCTACAATTTCTGTATCACCTATGTTAATAAATTCTTGTATTTCTTTTATCTGATTTTCTATAATACTTCTTTTATTAACTAAGACTTTTTTTGCTTCCCACTGCTTAAAAACACCTCTTGTTCTCATTTCGTGTTCTTTTTCAATTTGACACTCAAAACAATGATTAAATAAATTCCACATTTTATTATCAAGCTTCTTTTTCATTATTTTTTTACAGCTAGGACAGAACCACGGCATTCTAGCAGCAGCCATTATATCTGTTAATCTGCTCTTTTGATCTCCAGACTTCTGCTTTTTTCCTTCGTATCCGACCATAATAGGTTTTTCAACCGGTCTTCCTCGTAAAATATTTTTTAATGCTCTATCTTCACTATTCATAACTACCTCGAGAATTTTTCTAAACCTAGAATTTGATTAATTGGTGCAAAGAATCCTGTAAATTTATAAACTTTGCCGTTATACTTGAACACTAGTCCTTCTGACGGTGCAGCTTTTTTTAGTGCTGGCATTGCTTTTAGTTTTTTAAGTTGTGCTTTTAGCTTGTCAATATTAGAAAAATCTTTCTTAGCTAACAAAGCTTTTGATGCTTTATCTAGATCATCTCTTAGTTTCTTTGCTGTTTTTTCTGGATTTGCACTAAGATAATTACTGGCGTTTGCTAATATTTCAGCACCAACTCCAAAGAATATTTCTTCGAATGGTTTCATATTATCTTTAAGCATTTTTGCATGATCTATTTTTTCTGTTGATCTTACCCAGTCAACAAACTTAGGATAGTCTTCTTTTAATTTATTAATTTCAGTCATTTTGTAACTTTTATCAGAGAATGCCCATCTTTTCATAAGAGGATATAAAACATTGTCTGGTAAATTTTTATAGTCAGAAGAATTTGCGCCATTTAAAATATATTCTAACCAAAAGTGTTGATGATATAACGATAAGGTATCACTATCCTTTAGTCTATATATATTCTGCAACTTGTTCAAAGATCCGATATATTTTTTCCTTAGCCTTCCATAGTTCTTTGGTTTATGTAGTTTTATTACATTTGGTCCTTTAAATGCGAACTTAGTCTTTATTCCTTTATTGACTTTATTAATAATGTCTGCTATTCTCTTTCCTCCTGATCTTACCTCACCAGAAGGAACCCATGCATCACTATATTTTAAGATACCGTGAAAAACTATTGTTGCAGGACCATCATAGTCTATTACATTTAAATTTTCTGGATAAATAATTTCTATATTTGCCCAGTTCATACCATTATTAAACAGTGCTACTTGATCTTTCTTTGACATTTTTTCTACAGCATTTGCAATATCTCTCATTGAAAATACAAATGCATCTCTAACACTAGGAATATGATTAGCAAACTTTGCCTGTACACCTTTTAAGCTCATTCCGCCTCTTTTTAAGTCGCCCTTATTTCTAGCAGCAACAGCTTTTCCGTTTATTGCTGAAATCATAATATTTTGACCATCTAATTTTTCAGTTACTGCTTCTTCTTTATCTAAACTGCCTTGTAGTCCTAAGTCTATTATATCTTTTAATTCTCCAAAAGTCAAAGCGTAATCATCAAAAGGATGTGCCATGTGTCCATAAGCGCCGCCTTCTTTTATAAGTGACTTAATTACTGATTCTTTAAATGACGTGACAAAAAGATCAAATGTTTTTTGATCAAAGTAACCAAACATTTTCTTAAAAAATTTCTTTTTTAATTTTAGATCATATTTTTCTGATCCTAAAAGCTTTCTCATTGTTGTACCACTTATTTCTTGTCCCCCAACCTTTACTGATACATGTGGCGCCTGTAAAGTATAACCGTTTTCTTCGTAACCTTTTAGCCTCATATAGTTTTTTCTATATTTCTTAAAGTACTTGCCACTTGAGAGTCTGCCCTCATCCTTCGCACCAACTGCGAAGACCACAGCAGTTGATTCAGAATCATACTTTGATAGTAAGCCCTTAGGTATATATGGCTGTTTTTCTTGTACTATAGATTTTGAAGGAATTCCCATCTTTATCATATGTTTTCGCTTTTGTGCAAAGCTCATAGGATGTCTGTTGCCCCCTTGCTTATTACTTGTTGCAATATAAACTTCATCAAATCTCTTTTTTAAGAAGTCATATGTTTCTTTATGATGTGGACCAAATGGTTGAAACCTTCCAGGATAAACAGCAACAATTTTTTTAATATTATTTTCTTGTTCTCGTATACTTCTATTTAGTTTTCTGTGTATGCGTTTCATCTTTTTTCTTTGAGACAAACTAGTGGGTATCCAGTCAGGACCAAATGTGTATTCATCTGATTCTTTTTTTATACCCTTCTTAGAAAGTTCTATGGCAGTTAGCTGTGCCATTGCTTTCTTTTTTGTGCTATGTGTTCCTAATCTTTTTCCACCCTTTTCAGGGTAAACAATATACTTGTTGTCAACTTTTTTTATTGTTTCTCTTACTGATATTTTTATAGCTTCGTTTACTTTTTGATCTTTAGTTGGGATGACTACTACCTGACTCTTTCTATCAACACCACACCCAATCCAATCGATGACTTCCCAGCCTAAAGTATCAATAAGTCCCTCCATCTGCTTCATCCACTTATAGTCACCTGTCTTTAAAGAGCTATCACCTGTAGCAATTGTGCCACCATAAGATACAGTATTTGATCTTCCTAGAAGCTCATCATCATCTAACATATCCATCTGATAAAATGGATCATCTGCTTTGTTATCTATGATGTAATTTACAACTGGCCAGCCCATAACTTTAGCAGCATCGTCTTTTGATATTCTTTCGTAGTCTTTAAACCCAATAAAAAAGTCATATAAACCTTCGTCTGAATACACGCTCTGTACATTACTTACTTCATGAAGATTTTCTCTCCACTCTAAGAACTCTTGTATAGTTGTGTTATCTAAAACTAAACAGTCTACACCGTATACTGCTTCATTAACGAGCCTCTTAATGTAGTCTGACATTCTTTATTCTAAAGATTGCCAAACGGATCGTTTTTACTTAAATCAGCAGGTGTTCCTGTACCAAATGTTCTAGATTCTTGATTGTGTCTTCCAACAGGCGAAAATTGCTTTTTAGGATCTTTGCCTGGTATTCCAGTTACTGATGCTCCCTCTCTTGCAAGTGAATCTGCAGGATTATCATAAGTTTCAGATCCCATAGAAGTTGCTGCTAGGGGAGACTCTGCGAATCTTCCTACAGGACTTCCAAGAGGTCTTACTTCTGGTGTTATTGTGTCTTCTAATGCCATTATGTTTCTCCTAAACTTCTAAGCTTCTGTTAAACCAACCGTAGTAGAATTTTTCTAAGTCAGGTTTTCTTACGATAAGATTTGCATAGTATTTTACTCTATACGCTCTAACTCTTTTTAATTCTACGTTTTGCATTGCTGCTACTGTTTTTGGTCCCATGCCTCCGTCTACTTTTAGATTAGCTCCTTTAGCGTTTGCTGTCTCTTGCATTATTTTTGTTGCACGTCCAGCACCCATATTAACACACATGTCAAAATATATGTGTCGGAGATCTTCAGAAAGCTCATCGCATCGATACTTTTCCCAGTAATCTCTTCTATAAATATCTTTAGCACCATCTTCTGTAAGATTTTTAATGTCTACATCTGGATAGGCACGCTTAGATATTCCGTAATTAGTTTCACCGCCCGGATCTTTAGGATCGTTTACATATCCGCCTTCGTGGTGTAGGACAACTTCGATTATTTCATCAAATGATGTTTTCATTGTATTCTCCTACTTTTCTTCAACGTATACTTTACAGCCTTCTGCGTTCTTATCTCCTGAGTAAGATGGGAATCCTGTGAAGAAGTTTTGTGCGACTATGAAACATTCTATTTCAAAGTCATCACCGCCGTTAGGCGCTTCTACAACACACATCTTACTTTTAGAGAGATAATCTTCAACAGAACCTGATTCATATCCGCCACCAAAAGTTCCTTCTGGATCTTCGTGTACACAAGAGTGGTTTCCCACCTCTAGTCTAAATGTGCCAGGAATTCGGACTTTTTTAGATACTGCCATTTGTATTCTCCTTATGTTAAGTTAGTTTGTTAATATATATTTATTAACTTTTTTAAAAAATAAAAAATTTTATCCACAATGATAAGTACATGCAATTAGTACTGATTTATAGCCTAAGTCTGCGTCATTACTAGCAGATGCAAAGTTATAAGGCTGTGTAGCTTTTGCTACTGTGTAATTGTGTAGTAAGTCATCGTCTTGCTTTTCACCGTGACCAGTTCTTGTAGATGAACAGATATAATCGCCTGTTTCTATATTTCCATTAGTATCTGTAACCAACATCATTCCTTCACCAACCGCATTATAGTCCAATGCTGGTTTTACAGGATCTAAACCATGCATATTATGTCCTGTACCCCAGTCTCCTGTAGAACTGCTTACTGCGCTTTTGTTATTCCATGGGCCCACCCAATTTGAACCACTACCCGGCTTTATATCACTATAGACACCCATTACAGCTTTGTCTTTTTGAGTTGTTGTAACAGTAACTTCCGGCCAAGCTAAATCTAAAGTGCTTCCAGTTACATTTAAGTTTCCTGTTGCTTTTACGATCATACCAGGCTTCCAAGCTTTCATCTCATTTTCATTGTCTGCAGCTGAACCACTTATAATTTGTGACACGTGACCTCCTGTAAATGTGGTATAAGTCACTCGACTAGTAATTTCTCCTAAGAATGTTCCGCTATTATCTGAAAATTGAATCCAGTGCTCACCTGTATCGAATTGGTTTGTTGAATCTTCTTGAGAATGCCATAAGTTTAGTATGTATGAGTTTCCAGAATCAGATGAACTTGAATTTCTAAAAATACCTATATATGCGTCATTTGATTGATTCTTTCTAACATCTAGTGGAGCATTTGGATCTGAATGTCCAATGCCAACATAAGCTGTAGAATCTTCAATCATTAATCCTACTGCACTACCATTTTCTCTAAAATACATGTCTCCACCGAAGAAATCCATATAGCTGTGACCGTTGTTATTAAAAAGCCTTATGTAATTTGAGCCATACGCTCCGGAATCTATTGTTGTTGAACTTCCTGCAAGAAAAAGATCTGCTCTAATAACAGTATTTGAATTGTCTTGGTCTATTGCTAGATATGTTGCTCCACCTGCTACAAAGTCTATATGATCAGAGCCTGGAGAGTGGATATACGTATTGCTAACATCATCAAGATAAAACTTTTTAGCTTGAACAATTGAAAGATCGCTTTCCAATATAAGCTGTCCTGAAGCATTAAATTTACCCCTTAAA